AAACCCCGCATCGTTTTCGTCTTCCATTGTGCAAGGGTAGTACTGGACAGCAACATCACCACTTGATGTGTTGATTTCATGACGTACACCAAAGAAGCTAGTCGTCTCCTTCTTGATTCCGCGATAACCTTTAGAATCAAGGGTTGTCACTTCCTTCATCTTGTTATGAATATCTTCGTTAAACTCTGCTCCCACGATATTGTACTCCTGCTCTTCAACCACACCATTTTCTTCCAGCCATTCCTCAGACGGAATAGTGAAACCACCACAACCACCGAAGCAGTGAGCACCTTTGTGACGGCCATCAGTATCTGTGCCATACACCATTAGGTTATCACCACTTCGGTCCATGCCTTTCTCAGCACACTTAGGGCACTCGACCTTACCATAGTGGTATAGGTCGATCCCATACTTCTCTGCAATTTCAAGACTTGTCAAACTACCCCCTCTATTTTACTTGCGTAGATGCTCAGTCCAACGTATTGCTTGTACTCCTCCTTCAAGCAGGCCACAGCATGATCAGCAACACTTGAGCTGTCAAACTCTAAAACCTGGCTTGTGATGGACACTTGGGCGCTGCTATTAGCGTAGCCATTTGAGTGTTTAATAATAATTAAAACCTTCATGCTGCTCTTGCCTCCGTGTAAGTTTGTTTCCACACAGACGTACTGCCCGGTGTGCCTCCTCCTGGCGGAGTTCCATCAGGACTGCCACCCCCAGTTGGTGGTTTTGGATCAGGCTTTTCAGACGCGCGTGCTCTAGCTCCATGAACCATCCCCATGAAACGCTCTTGGAACGCCTCTGTCACTGGAGTTGACAACAGATACCCTACCGCGCCTGGAACGACTGAGAACTGCTTACAGGAGCCTTGCTGAACAAGTGCAAACACATTGTGCAGACCTTCCAGATTTACAGTGATGATGTTGCCATTCAGTGTTGGTGGCAGAAGTGTCATCAGATTTTCTCCAGTTCGTGTTCTTCGAAATACAAGCCACTCATATCAACTCCGCCACCTTCATCGAGGTCGACGGAGTAAGCTGGTTTACTGCCAGCCGAGAACAACTTCTTCACAGTTCCAACCCAGCCTGTCAAATCTTCCCCGATAATAGTCACACGATCACCAATGTCAAATTTCATGATTCTTCTCTCCTTTTATGCTTTCGTTTTCGACGATACTTTGTACGGTCACGTTCTACCTTCGGTACATTAACACGTCTGTTCGGACCTGCCAAGGGATTTCTTGGGATCATACCGGCTCCGGTACAATAATCTTACGAATCCAGGATTTGGTCACTGCATCGATTTCGTACTGATCGTGCATCAGAGCGTTCTCAATGTGTACGATGTAGACTGTCCCGTGTGGACCCTTAGCTTCTTGTAGACGTACACTCTGTGAGGAGTCACGCACTCCCACTCGCCGCTCCAATTCATCAAGCATGTCAAACATCTGATGTTCAGTGATCATGAGAACTCAAGCTCCCTTTCTTTTTGGATTTCTTTCTCTTCAAGCGGTGGCAGTGGCATCAGGTTTTTAGCACCGAAGAGTGCGTAACCAGGGATCATAGATACCGAACCATTCGCACTCTTACCTGTGAGCTTACAACCACTTACCACGACAATACCAGGGTGCTTGTTTGGGTTCAGCGTGGAACCCCCAGAAAGTTCGTAGTACTTGGAGATGTCGTCACCAACTGATACAAACTCCTCTACAGTCACCACTCCACCTACTAGGTATCGATTTTCTGGCAACCGAGTATTGATTATCATGGCAGGTTGACCAATTTCAAGCTTGTTATTGAACGTTTTCATTACAAAGGCTCCCTGCAAAATGGACATACGGTTGCAGGTCCGAAGCATGCAAACCCAGACGTTCCGCATTTCTTACATTTGAAGTACATGGTGACTCTCCGTTGTTTGTCTATGGGGCGATTCTACACTATCCACACCCTTTGTCAACCCCTGAAATGAGAAAAGCCCCAAGCTGTTTAGGCTCAGGGCTTTAATGGGGTTCATGCTAACGACAGCTCGGTGCATTGCCAGCGTCCGTCACGCAGATACGTCTCAACGTGTATCCAAGATTTGGAGAAGCTTTGTATCGATACTGGTTAAAGCTTTAAAAGGTTGAGATGGCTCTAAAGCCCTTAATCTTTTAGCTTTGCAGCTTTCCTATTTGAACTTTGATCTTAGTCAATGCGTAGCGGGTACAACGACCCGCAATCTATGCTTAGATTTGATTAGAATACCATTCTTAATAGGCTCCCCGGATATACCCCCGAGGAATGGGTTGCGTGAATTTAGGCAATTCGTCGCAGCATGAGTAAACTTTTGTTACGCCTCGATCAGAGTCTTGGCGTTAGCCTCAGACAGAGCGAAATCAACCTCAAACAAGAAGCCGTTGATTTCAGCCTCAAGCTTAGCGATCACGGCTTCCAGCCCGTTAGGGTCCAGTGTGGCAGTGACGTTAGAAGCAGTGTACGGTTTGCTGATGGCTTCCAGTTCTTCTTCGGTAGCCTTACGCTCCTTACCAACAGCAGCCTGGAGCATTGTGTCGATACGGCCTTGCATCTGAACGTTGTTACGTTCTACGACTGATCGTGCCTGACCCAGTTGCTGCTGCATGACAGCCATCAGAGCACGCTCTTTATCGATGGAGCCTTTACGCTCAATGGCCTCAGCCACAGTAAGCTCTTTACCGTTGATCGTGACAGTAGCCACAGAGTTCGAACGGATAATTGCAGTCTTGACTGCTTGGCGACGAGCAATCAGGTCTTGAATCGATTGAAGGTTTGACGTCAACTGGTTCTTAGCGTCCTGAAGTGCAACGCCATTAGTGGTCTTGCCACCAACAGTAACAGTTATGAAGACGCCTTGTCGAGTGGCTTTCTCGATACGGTCATTCAGGGATTTTACTTCAGCCAAAGCGCGTGTAATTGAAATCTGTGCCATTTTGATTCTCTCCTTTGATATTTGATTTGGTCATTGTAACAGGTTTTTACGCCTTGTCAACCACTAATTGTGCAGTAAACGGGTATTCTTGCTCACTACCGTCTGCCAAGTAAAACGATATAATATTGCTAGAACAGTCAATCGCCATGACTTCAGCAACGTCCCAACCAACAATAGCCGCAATTTCAGGACGAAGTCTCGCCTCAGTGAACTGAAGGCAGAAGGTGTCTACCTCATCCCAGCTTTCCCAACCAGTGCAGAATTGGTACTCAAGACCTTTAGACATTTAAACACCTCACTTATTTAGGTTGAAAACCACGCTCGTCATGATCACGCATGATTGTGTCAATGCGAATAGGTGACTGACGTGCAGGAGCCTCAATCAGTTTGTACATTGTGTTACGGGTTTCGATGTACAGCTCTCCACCGATCTCAACGATCTGCTTCACAACAGATGTACGAACCCGATCCCCGTCACGAAAGATGCCACGAGAGTCATTGTAGATATGGCCGTGGGCCACAGTACTGCCTGGGAACATATCGTGATCCAGGCTCCCGAATACCATCTCAGCAACAAACTTGTCTTCTGGCCTAGCATCTAGTGGCAGGATTCGCCAGCTAGAGTCACCGAAGAACTCCTTCACAAGGTTTACATCACCGCAGTTTATCAGTTCGTCAAGATGAATTGCACCGTACATAAAGCCTCCTAATTGGCGCTGTTCAGGATAGAGAAAGGGTTATCGTCAATCCAGATGGAGACTTTCACACCCTGCTTTTCCATGTATGTTTGTTTTGCTTGACCTGAAGTGTAATACACCTTGAAGCCCTTGTCAACCAGAAATTGTAAATCTTCTGGGTACGTCTCAGGTTTTCTCCATGTACAGACAACTACATGGTATCCCTGACGCTCAAGCAGTAACATCACTTGAAGCCAAGCACTCTCATTGTCGCTGATCGTTTCATCGAAGTCAACAGCTATCACTTTCGGTTCAGCCATAATGAAGTCTGTACGTGCCCATGGGTCGATATTCCGTGTGTGGTCAATCTCGAATCTATGCTCCACTACTGAAACCTCCGCATAGCGTTCTCAAGCTCGCGTACAACTCCATCACTACTCACTTGACGTAGGACACGTGTGGCGAACTCTGCACCAGTTTCATGGACTGCTGGGTGCATGCTATAGCCCAGGTCTTGTAGTACAGTTGTTCGCTCAGAAACCCGCAACGACTTAAATGCTGCCATTAGCTCATTGTTCATCTGTACTCTCCATTTTTATATTTCATGACTAAGTGCATTCTCATACACTTGTATCCGATTGGCATCCCAAGTTCACTGTGGATAATCTTACCATCACCACCAGCCCTAATGCAAGCCATTTTCTCTGCGTCAAAGTGACTGCCCATCACAAAGAACATAGAACCAAACATGGTGAAAGCAAATACAGCTAAACCCATTGTAAATCTCATTGTCAGTCGTCCATAAGGTCTTCAATGATATAGTCGCCGAGGGTCTTGTTGTGACCATCAGAGCTGTCTTTCTCAGTACAGCCTAAGAGAAGGCATGTACATAATAGGGTTGTCAGTACGAAGTTTTTCACTGTTGCTCCTTCGCCCACTGGACGGCTCGTTTTATAATGTCGCCATGACATTGCTTGGGAGCACAATAGCAAGCAAGTCGCTTCCCGTCAAGAGCTTTCAGCATATCAAGTGTGAAATACCCAACACGTAGGCGCTCCCACAGATATTTTCTGTACATTTCTATCACCTGTTCACGAGTACGTCTGCCAGAGCCACCTATGTGGAAAGGATTGCCCCAGATGCTGCCCCTTCCTATATACACAATGTCAGGATCATTCATGTTCACAGACATGTGGTTCCTATTTACCACTTGACACATATCTTCGCTCCTATCCAAAATGAGTTTCGTATTGTCGAGATAAACCTATCCCAAGGCTTGCCATACGAACTGAATCGCCTCGACATGCCTTGAGGTTTATCCTTTGCTATCCAAAATTGAGATCGCAAGTCGGCGTCATGGGACGCTATAGATTGAGAGCCTTCCCTCTACAGAGGTCATCGCTGCACTGTTCTCTCATTCAACCTCAGTGACCCCTACAGCATCCTCTTCATGGGGTGTACTCCCGCAGGCCGGTGAGGGAGGCTTTCGCCCGACATGTCTCTCCTGCGATGTGTGCAGATTACCATGAAAAGTTTTTCTGTCAAGTGGTTGACACGATTCCAACATCCTGTAGACTCCACCACATCAAAACACAAGGAGATTTAAAAATGGCTGAACGTTCCCTCGCTCGTATCGTACTGATCGATCAACTGCTTCCTATTGAAGGTGCTGACCGCATTGAGCTAGCTCTCATTGGCGGCTGGCAGGTGGTCGTGCAGAAGGGTTTGTACGAGCCCGCACTCACCAAAGCTGTATATTTTGAGGTAGATTCTCTGCTAGACACAGAGCGTCCTTATTTCGCTGATGCAGCCAACTGGAGTTCTAAACTGCTCCACAACGTAGATGGACGTACCCACGCTCGTGTAAAAACCATGAAGCTGCGTAAGCAACTTTCTCAAGGCTACTTGATCCCATTGTCTGTAACTGGCCTTAACGCAGAGGTTGGCTATGACATGACAGACTTCTTGGGTGTTGTCAAGTATGAGAAGGCTGAAGAAGCCAGCATGAATAACACTGGTGGCACTGGCGTCAAGACTGGTAAGTCTGCATTGGGTTTCCCTAAGTTTGTACCAAAGACTGATCAGACTCGCGTACAGAACATCACTAACCTATACTTGAAGGCTGTGGCCGATGGAGAAGAATTTGAAGAATCTTTTAAGCTGGACGGAAGCTCTCTCACTGCGTTTGTTCGTGACGGGGTGGCTGGTGTGGCTAGCCGTAACGTGGGCTTTCGGATGGAGGACGAAAAACGTTCTCTGGTTTCTACTATTCGTAGCTGGTTTGATCAGTGGTGGAATCGCGGCATGGCTGTACATCGCTGCAAGTGGGAGCGTGTGATCAAGAAGGACGACAATGCCTTCACTCAGATGGTGACAGAAGCTGGACTGATTGAAGCTATTCGCCGTGATGGCCGTAACATCGCCATTCAGGGTGAAATGTGTGGTCCGTCTATCCAGAAGAACTTTGAAGGTCTGGACAATAACACATTCTTCTGCTACGACGTTTTCCTGATTGATGAACAGCGCTACATGCTTCCTGCTGAACGCATCAAATTCTGTACTGACCAGGGTGTTAAACACGTCCCAGTCAATTACACTGGCGTGCTCAAAGCTCCGACTGTTGCTGAGCTTCTGCTTCGTGCTGAAGGTCCAAGTGGCGTCAAAGGTAAGTTCCGTGAAGGCTTCGTCTACAAGAGCACTAAGCGTGACTTCTCGTTCAAAGCTATCAGCAACGCATACTTGCTGAAGGAGGAATAAAATGGTACGTGTAGTTGAACAAGCTGCAACTAAACAGTGTGTATGTCAGACCTGTCAAGCAAAACTTGAGTACGGATATCATGACATCACAGAAGGCTTCTCCAGAGATTATGGGGGTGGAGGGGATAGTTGGTATCGCATCACCTGCCCAAGTTGTGGCAAGCAGACTTATGTAAGCCGCTGGAAGTAAAGTTGTAGACAAACAAAAGGCCCGACTCTACCGAGTACGGGCCTTCATTCTTTCTCTAAGGTCATCAATATCACGTTTATTCCTTTTAACGTCATCATCCATCAACTCATAGCGCTTGTTTCCTACGAATTGCAGAGCACTTATCTGCTCTTGGAGGTTGTTGATCTTTGTTTCGTACTTCCTGTCGATAGCCATCAACTGTCTTTGGTAGTCCTGTTTCGCTACCTCTAATTCCATCTGGCTTGTTTTATTGTTGTATGAGGGGAAAGCCAGAAGACAAATGCAAACAAGGAGGGCAATCAGAAGGGCGCCAACAGCAGATACCAACGTCCAATCTGTATTCCTTGCCATAAAGTTCCCCTTACTTTCTTCCAGATGCCCCTCTGTCTAGAACAACTCGCTCAAGCCACTTGTTCGTGATTTGCTGCTCGTTCTTGATACCACTAATCTTAGTGTCAATCTCTACAGAGAGTCTATTAATTGCTGTGTTAAGTTTATCTTCTGTTACAGTCGTTGCCTGAAGAGTGTAAATCTTATCGTCAAGCTTTCCAATCTGCTGTTGCTGGAAACCAACAACCGCCATTACGACCATAAGCAGTGCGCCTGCAATGTAGCTCAAAACAGATTTGAGCATATCATTTGCTGTGGCTGTTGCCGTCGCCATAAATCTTCTCCTGTCGCTCCAGCCACTCTTTATAGGACTGGATTCTGTTATTGCAAGTCCATACTTCGGTTGTGTTGGTCACATAAGCGTGAGCCAACGCACGAACTGTGTCTTCCTTAACACGTTCAGGTATACATGTCACCAAATACTCACTTGGTGGGCGAAGTACAATCGTCTTCTCTACCGTTACAGTACGCGTTGTCGAGCAAGCGCATAAGGTCAGGGCTAAGACGATCATCATCAGAGTACCTTGTAGAAGGTGTCTGGCTCTTTGTAGGAGCTTCATTAGCTTTCTCCTTGATAGTCAGGGTTGGCAAGCTGTCAATCGAGCTTTGGATAGCTTTAGAGACAGCCTCAGTTTCAGCCTTTCGATTGTAGTATCCATTCAGGGTGTCTACTGTGACTAAACAAGAAGCATCCGAGTCTTCTTTGGCTTTCAGGTTTGCGGCGGCGGCACTCTTATAAGTACCAACCTCAACAGACAGTCTCTGCACTTGGTTGTACTCGTAGTAGGCGAACCCACCACAGGCAACTGTAATGGCGAGCAGAATGCCGATCAAGTAGTTAAGCATGACAGTGATCCTCGTGCTCCATATCCTCAAGTTGCTCATTTCCAAACTTACCAACAGCCCAGATTACTCCGAAGACTGCGGCGTTTCCAACAAGAACTGGAGTTGTAAGTGAGCCAGAGAAAATACCTAGAACTGCAAAAGCCGCTGTAGCTACTGCAATCATTGCATTAGTTGCCATGATGTAGGTTTTGTAGTTATGCTTTAGGTGTGTTTTTATACTCACAGCTTACCTCCCGACATAATGTCGATATAGTCGCCATCTTTATACGATTCGAAAATCCTGTTCGCTTCGTCAATGGCTTGTTTGTTGTTTCCGAGACAAACCTCCATCTCTGCCTTTCTTCTGTTTGTAAGACCTGCAACAGACTTACCACCCGCCTTGTTGTATCTCATTAAGTACTGACAAGCTTCTGTGTACTTTCCACTGTTCAATAGTTTAAGAGGAGTGCCTCTTTGCCATGTACCCTCTCCAACGTTGTATACGAATGAAGTGAAGGCTGCCTCTTGACCAGTGGTCATAGGAACATGCACATACTTCTTCATCTTCGCGTTGTAGTTAACAAGCTCTTTAGCTAGTTCATCAGTACATTGGTCGTCGGTCTTGGGCTTATTCCTATCTACGTTGTTTGTGTTTCCGTAGCACTGTGTCCATACTCCAACAATATCCTTGTACGCTGCATTCTCTTTTCCTTCCCAAGGGGCTATTAAAGTGCCCCCGGCAAGAACAAGAGAAGCTGACAGCCCTGCGGCTGCCAGTCTCTGTTTTACGCTCATAGTTTAAACTCCGATTGCTGTCCACATATACCCACCAGTTCCGTACCCTAGTGAGAAGCCTGTCAAGCTTTTACTTGAGATTCCGCTCCCTGGGGCGCCAAGTGCGCCTGGACCATGTTGGCAAGTTACTGAGTATGATGTTGTGAATGGAACTCTAAAAGTCACTCCACCACCAGCCTGTACAACACCCCACTGGATTTTTAATCCGTTTGGAAGTACTGTGGCACCTCCAGCGGTATCCCAGTTGTTTAGGAATGTAAGGTCAGGACCATTGATTCCATAAGCACTTTGAGTTGCAAGCCCACCAAGCCCCAAGTTGTTTCTTGCTGTCTGAACATTAGGAAGGTCTCCAAGGTTACTAGCTCTTGCAAGAAATGTAGTAGAACTCATAGTCGCTGTGTCAGCCAGTCCCAGATTTGTTCTAGCCTGGGTTGCACTAGACAGGTCACTCAGGTTGTTTCCTACCTGAAGTATAGACGTAATTGGAGTAACAGCGGTAGATGTTAGACCTAAATTAGACCTAGCGGTAGATACGTTTGCTAGTTCGCTTAGGTTGCTTGCGGCTCTAAGGAAGTAGGTCTCTGGCTGTGTAGCAGTAGAGGTGAGGCCCAAGTTACTGCGTGCAAGACTCTTATTAGCTACTTCAGACAAGTTGTTTGAGGACTGTAAAAACGCTGCAATGTTCTGCGTGGATGCAGTACCAAGTCCAAGGTTCGCACGTGCGGTTGCAACGTTAGCGAGACCTGCAAGGTTTCCAGACTTCTTGAGGTACACAGTTGAAGCTTTCAGTGGTGTGATGGCAGTTAAGTCATCGTCTCCGGTCTCAGTAAGACCATTTGTTGCAAGTTTAACAACTCCAAGGCTTGACTCTGTAGCCTGAGACAACAGACTTCCAACCTGCCCGAGACGAACTGCGTGCTCTGGCTGAGTAGCCGGACCAACAGCAAACACTTGTGTAGCGTTACCGTTGAGGCTGGCGAATCTTGTGTCACTTTCAGTCTTTGAGTAGACTGATAAGCTAGCTCTAGCTGCTGGAATATTACCAATACCCGAAAGAGTTTGGTAGTTTGTGATGTGTGTGTTAAGCTGAGCTTGAACAGCCGCCACACTTCCATAAGTTTCGAACGCAACAGCCCAGTATTGGTTGTTTAGTGTGTTTGATGGATCTTTGTTTATGTTGGTCTGGATACATTTATAAATGATCCCATCGGAACCTTGCGTGTAACTTAGGAGACCCTGATACTCAGTACCACCATCCCACTCTGCTACCCCGTGTTGGCTAAAGTGTGCGATGGCTTGGTCTTGTCGGTTATCAACCCAGTTCTGATATTCATATGGGGGGAGTTGTACAACCCACCCGATATTAACTTTCGAGGAACCTGGGTCAATCTTTGTACCACCATCAGCCCAGATGTTACTTAGACCAGTTGGTTTTGTAATATTAGCCATTAATTTCTCCGAATTATTACACTACGTCCGGTGCAGTTGGACGCAGCTCTGAGTTAGGGAACCCTTCTGTGTTAGGGTAGGCTCTTAAAGCCTTTCGGTATTCTCTCCAAGCCTTGACAGTGCTCACACCATCACCATCCTGAGCCTTATTAAGCTCTATGTCGGCACGTGCCAGCTCTGAGTTACGCCAGACCCTCTCCCCCTGGCTTGTATCAAGCACAGGGGACTCAGTATCTGCGGGCAGTTGCACATCAGGGAGAATCTCCCACTTCCCAGCGTCTTCAACCCAGACAAGGAAGAAACCTTCTTGGATTTTAGGTGGGGCAGTGAGAGTAGAGTTTCTTGGAAGTAGGAATACTCCAGGCTCTAGCGGACTCTCTTGAGCTTGGTCTGTACCAAGGAAGACTCCATTTTCAGCGTATTGATATACTTGTTTCAAGGTAATCTCCTTAGTATTTAATCAAGAATTGAACTGCAACGTTACGACCACGAGTTTCAGAGCTGTTAGTTGTACCACCTGATGCACTGATTGTGCCACTTGGAGTACCAGCGCTGTTACTACTAACAGTAACTACGTGAGAGTGAGCACCAGCAGAAGTTGTTGGCTTATACGCACCAGTACCACTACCTGTACCTTGGAATCCGTAGGATGTGTTTGTACCGCTCATATACATTGTGTGTACGTGGTCGCCAGTTGTGTCAGTTGTAGACGTGTGTGTGTGAACTGGAAGTGCGCTACCAGTAAATATGTGATCGTGTGACCCAAGTTGAGACACTTGGAATGTACCAAGACCACGACCAGAGTCAACACCACGACCATTGTCGAGACCACGAAGAAATTCACCGCGTAGGTCAGGAATGGCGAAGTTTGTTGAGTCAGTAGACCCGTATGTGGTTCCAATAGCAGCAAAGAGTGGTGCCCAGTTTACTCTGTTTAAAAGGGCGCCGTTAGCCAACAGATAACCAGTTGGAACTGTTGTACCTGCGTAGGCCAGGATAGTCCCAGGAGGGTTAGACGTGGCGTTATTGATAACAAAAGCTGTAGTTGCGATCTGTGTGCTTGAAGTTCCGTTCGCTGCCGTTGGAGCAGTTGGCACGCCACTAAAGGCTGGAGAGGTGCCCAAAGCCACAAGCCCACTTCCTGTTATATCTGCCGTAGCTGGGTAGCTGAGTCCGAGAACTGATCTAGCGTTAACCGCAGTTGTACCTAGTGCTAGTTGGTTGAGGCTCGTAAATACTTCCACCCAAGGACTCCAAGTGGAGTAGAAGCCGCGAATAAATTTACGACAGTTAACTCCGTATGTCGTATACTCTTGTACAACACCAGCAGAAGTTGTCACAACAAGTGCACCAGCTAGTTGAATTGGATAGTTGTTAGAAAGAAGTGCACTGGCGTTTTGTGGCTGGTAGTAGAAGCCAGGAGTCTGGTAAGTATCTAGAGATTGGTTCATCTGTTGTGCTGTAGCTGGAATCATGTTGTTGGCGATACTCACCGCGACGTTTCCAGTCAAAGCTCCACCACCAGCTAGCCCTGCCCCAGCCTGTACTTGAACAGCAGCGTTGGCTTTTAGGTTAAGCGCTGCTTGTTGGGCTGTAGATACTGGCTTGTTTGCATCTGATGTGTTTGTAACTTGATCAAGACCAATTGTAGCTCGTGCTGTGGTAGCATCCGAATCGTCAATTAAGCTACGACCAAAAGCTGTCAATGTTGTTGTGGTCATTGTTGACCCACCATTGAAGTATGGAAGTCCGTTTGCAACACCAGTTACAGAAGATAGGGCTGTTAAATTGACGTTCGCAGCTTGTGCTCCAAAGTAGGTAAGAGCCGCACCTATATCCGCCAGATTAGACACTCCACGACCGTACACTGTCGATGGAAATTGACCAGCCGTAGTGGTCGATGTGAAGTACGGAATATTGTCTGTTGTTGGAGACATACTACCGAAAGCGTTAGAGGCCACGGAGTAGTCTGCAAATACGCGAATCCAGCTTACCAATCCTGTAGGATCAACCCCAGTTGTCGTTGCTGTGGCTTTGTACACAATACCGTTACGCTGTACATAGCTCTTGTTAATGATGTACTCAGTTGTTGCGTCCCACTCTGGGAAGCCTTTTTGAAGCATGTACGCGATGTTTTGGTCTTGTCTATTCTCAAACCAGTTCCACCACTGACGTGGGACAACTTCAACTCCCCAGCCAGCTTTGATCTTTGCAGAGTCTGGAGCTACAACGTCACCGGCTGTGGCCCAAATATCTGTCATGTCATATTTAATAATGTCAGCCATTTTAGTTCCTTTATGAAATTAGGTTAGATAGGAATCCACCGACAGATGGATCATTCAGATCACCAGTACCAATAGCACCGGGAAATCCATCTGTAGCAAATACCCTGCCTGCTTGGAACTCTGTGTAGGAGTAGCTAACGCCAGCAGGTTTTGGTAATAGTTGACCTGCACCACCAAGGTCGAACAGAAGTCCTCGCTCTACGTTGTTCAAGATTTTACCAATCCCGATACGAACTTCAGCGGGCGAAGATTCGTCGATTGTCACTTGTGATGCACCAAATAGAAACTTGTAGGCCGCGATAACATCCTCTGGCCTTGCCATTGTTCTATTCTTGATAATCTTGGCTTTTAGTATCAACCTGTATTCGTCATCTGACGGTTCACGGCTAATACCAACTGGAGCGTTCAGGCTATACCACTGTCCACCAACAGTTGGGTCTGTGGTTGAGGAGAACGAGTCAGCTTGCATGGCTCCGTCAAAACCGAAGTAGGTGAAGATTTCAGATGTTACTAGTCCACGAGGTCTACCTACAATTTCACCAATAACATCCAACTGAACCCCAACAGCAGTGTCGATAGAGCGTAGCTGCATTGTATCTTTTATGACATTTTGTAGTTCAACTTTGCCACTAAGCAGCATCTGTAAATACTTGTCGTAGACTCTTTTATCCTTGAACTGTTCAGTGACACGAGAACGTGCCACATTCAGGAACTCTACACTTTCAAATGGATTTAGATCAGACATAAATCCTCCGTTTACGCTACTGTTACTATGATATTTTCAGCCGAGATTGTTGCAACTTGATCGAAGTTTACAACAATGTTTGACATTCCTGTAGGGCTTGGGCTTGTTCCGATTGTAAGAGAGTTTACGGCGAAACCTGCGATACTGTTGATTGGAGTATATAATCTAGAGTAGATCACGTCATCACCAATGAACAAGTTTGCATCAGAGTAGTCAGCAAGTTTCTGTCTTATTTGTGCAGCAGCATCACCAGGCATTGTGCCTTGGTCGGTGACACTCATTGTCACATAGACCGGAACTTCAGTCGGCTGCTTATACGAAATGCTATGCAGTAAACCTTGGCTGTCTGCTACCTGTACAGTTGTGTCGCCTACAGAAGGGATGCCTGTTGGCTTATTTTCCCAGATTGCGGCGGCAATTTCAGAAGGAAGTCCACCAAGGACGATTGGCAGGAAGCTGTGGGCTGGTACTCCAAGGGAGTTAACAACAGCAGTATCGTTTTCATAAACCACAACATCGGAGACACCAGACACGTTCTTCAAGGCGTCTAGTAGAGATTCAATGATATTCTGGGACTGGAAGAACTTACTGTTTCTGAACCTTTCACGTAGCTCTTCGTCGGTCTCTGTGAGACGGCCTGTTGTGGCCTCTACAGGGTTTATTACCGAGTCCCAGCCAGAGATTGGTACAGAGATTGTATCGATTGATAGAGCTTCCTGTGGGAAGCCACCAACAACATCGTCAACTGCGATGCCAAGTTTTCTAACCTTCTGAACCGATAGTCCAACACTTGTTGAGAAGTCAGCCACTTGGAACGGATCAGTCCTAACAATATACAGTCTACCATTAGATTGATAGGTTGTAAAGGTACTTGTGAACAAATCTTCAACTTTTTGTTGAACTCCGTCCAAAATGATTTGGGCTGTAGTTCCAGACGATGGAGATGTGTACACAGCATCCAGAAAGTTAACTCCGTCCGTGCTGTAGCTGAATCTGTACGCAGTGCTATTAGAAACACTTGTAGGGTAAACTCCAATTCCTGATGCAGCCGAGAGGTTGAGTGTTACTGGGTTCAAGATACTAAATACACGTTGGGTACTTGAGCTATAAGCCTTACCTTGTGGAGAGCTGACAATTATGTTCAGATCACCTTCAAGCAAAACTTGTGCTCTAGTAGACTGAGCCGGAAGCCTTGTGATACCGCTCAGAGCTACGATGTTATCAAGAGACACACCGATAGCAGTAGCTGGGTTAAAGCTGTTGAATACTTGTTGTAGAGCTTCCCACAGCGATGCTTCAGCAGGGGCGATAACCCCAATCATACGACCAAGGGCACTTCCACTACCTGTGTCAACAACGTCACCTGCGGCAACAAGGTCGGAGAAGATGGATGCAGCGTTTGTTTTATAGTCTGTCAAAACATCGTCTAGTGTTTTGATTTCAAGACCTTGGCGAGATACACCGGCCATTAATTACCTCCAAGAGAAATTGTGATTGGTAGAGATGTTGAGTTGTCGGCCACTCTCACAGAGAATGTAAGGACGTACCCACGTAAAGTGTCAATCTCCGAAATAAATGTAACAAGCTCTAGAACACCCTCGTCAGCAATAATAATTCCTTGGAAGATCAAATCGATAGTGCTCTTCTTACGAACTTTAGAGAAGACTTGCTGCATGTATGGGACACCAATTGTGGAGTCCAAGAACCACTCACCATAAAATGTGTAGAGTGCGATACGCAGACGCTGAGCTACAACGTCTGCTTGAAGTTGGGTTACAGGGCAAGAACCATTTGTAAAAGACAGGTCGCCAGTTGTAGCGTCGATAAGCAAGTCCATATTAAACTCCGTTGACAGCGCCAGAAGTACCACTACCCGGAGTAACGCCAGCGTGTGTGTGGGTGTCGAATAGACGCCCATTGAAGCGAGCTTGTCCGGTCATTGTGTAATTTCCGCTGTGGATAATGTTGCCAGTCCAGTTTGTTGTACCAGCGTTTATATTCAGTGTTGGTGTATTTATCGTATAGGACTCAGTTGCGTTCATCACACCAGTCTTACAATTTACTGTAACTGTCTCTGCTGTGTTAATCACAAGCTCACCGTTCTGTTTTAGGATGATATTAACCTCTGTACCAGAAGCAATGTTATGTGCGATACACAAGTCTCTGTTTGCAGTCATTGGAAACTTACGGACGGCAGGGTTGTTTAAGCTCTTACCAAAAGGGAACAGCCCAGGAATTGCTATAGCATCTTGGTCGCTGAACATTCTCATGTCGTTGGCAGTTGTTGGCTCACCATTACCAATCTTAAAGTTGTCAGTAGAAGACTGAGCAAAGATACACAAGACAGTATCTCCAACATTGATCGGGAAGCTGATCAAAGAAGCAGAGCTACCCGGAAAGATAACTGGAACGCCAAGAATCTGCATTGCTGGGTCGCCTTCTCCAGATTTAAGGAGACGGTTAACAGATGGGATTACATCAACCTTCTGTTGCATATTGTCGTTGTAAACGTTAACAACTTTACATGGCAATGCTGTGTGCACCTCAGCCATGTCAATCCTGAACTGTGTTCTAACAATATCAGTAAAATCCTCAAAAATCATACAAGTTCCTCCGCTGCAATCTCAGAACAGAAGCACTCAACATACCAAGGGTTCCCGCGAGTATCGCCAGAGAATCTTGCAGTGTTTACTCTGTAGAAGCCTGTAATCCACTTTGATTCAAGCTTAACAATCTTTCCTGGCACAATGTCTGTGTTGAGAAGGGCTTTGAATTGAACACCTCTTCTACGTCTCTTGTCTCCCTTTGGCTTCCTTCCTGTGTCAGTTGTGTGGAATGGGAGGTCAATCAAGCCAGTGGAAGGGCTCAACACTGGTGCGAGCGTCCTGTCCTTTGACAGCAAACCGTTCTCTTCTGAAACGTTAAGCACACCAGAGTTTATATTATACTCAAGGTTATTCGCCTCACAGAGCTTCATAAGCATTTCACGTGGACTGCCCTTAAGTCTCCAGCCAAACACAATAGGGTTGTTCAAGTTTGTGCCTGTATAGGCTCCTCTGGCAACACCTGGCATCTGCTGTCGAATCTCTTCAAGAACATCAGACACCTTCTTTCCAGGGCTCACTACAGACGCAAGAGTCTGGTGGTTAAGTGCAGTATAGCCTTCACCAATTCTAAGCTGGGTGACATAATCATTCCCACTCTTAACAGTGGAAAACTCCGTCACGTTTCCAATAGCAAGTACATGCGAGCCGGTTGACTTATAACCGACAGAGAATTCCAACTCAAGGTAATCACTCTCAAGGAGTTTAATTTGGTCATCGGATAGGTTGTAGATTTCGACTGTTGTAGAGTTTCCATTGTTTCTCTTGTTGTCTGAACTCTTCGAAACATCGAATGTAATTTCCCAAGGGTTGTTACTAGAGGTTCCGTCACTGTTGATTTTTGGGTTCTCGATAAGAATCCCATTACCTGTTTTGTAGTCTCCAATCTTTATGGAGAATACTCTATCCTTCTGAGCCATAAATATTACTCCGTGTTGTATACATAGAAAAGTGAGAAGAACTCAGGCATAATGCTGGAGCCTTCTGTTATTTTACTTGAGATTGTTGCGTTAATCGGCAACAAGACAAAGTACCCTGTTAGTCCATAGTCTTCTAAGTTGTAGTCTACGCACATAGGATACTGGGGCACTAAAGCGTAGCCAAGGAGAATTGGTGTCTGGTCCTCCTGTCTTAGATCGAACTGCCACTGTGAGCAGCGATCATTCCAGTAGAATGTAAACTGCCAAGAGACTCCTTCTAATGCAATACCATAACGATACTTCAAGTCAGAGTACAGAGGCATTTCAATATTGATTGTAGCTGCCATTATCAGCCTCCTGTTGTAGTGGTCGTAGTTGTAGTGGTGCTCTTAAGCTCACTTGCTGACAGTTTTGTAAAAGACTTTACTTCGTTGTCTGGTGGAACTTCAACAGGCTTTGTTGTGGCTGTTCCAGACTTTCTACCTTTGTTCGAAGTTTTAATCTTTACGCTAATCTCTTTAACGTCTGTAAACACTACTTGTTCGATAGTCATTACAGGGAAGACACCCTCTCCAGTTGATTCGTCCTCTCTGAATGATACGTTAGTAAACACACAAGGGCTGAATTCTTCTGCTACGTTGTTACCAGAAATATCGAGAACTTGAAACTCCTCACGATCTTTCCACATCTTGATAAGATCAGATTTAACAACCAAGGCTGCTTTAGCCTTATCTTGCGGGGTTACATACGCAGTAGGGATACTGTCTTTTGTGAACTGTGCAATGACTTCAGGTAGGTACTTGTTGATACTACCTGTGTCTGTGATTGTAACTGGGTACACAGTTTGAGTGTTATTCTGAAACTGTTTGTTTGGCGTCAACGCCGTACCATCTGCACTCCTAACCTCTACAAGTTGCCTTGATAGGTTGAAGTCAGCGTCGGAGAAGATGCCACTAATCTGAAGGACAACGTTATCTGTTGTTACGTGGTCTGCAACATACCCGCCTGTAGCGACGGGATGTTTAGTTACAGAGGCAGAGTACGTTGTATTGTACTCTGTGATCGCGTCAAACCAGATAATGTCACCGTTCGCTCTACGGAGTACGATAGCCATTATTACCTCTCAGCTTGTTGTGCTCTTACAGCTCCAAGTGCATCACGAAGAGCAGAGCGTGTAAGTTCTTGGATGTGTGGTGCAAGTTTCTCAGCAGCAGCTCTTGGGTCAGTGCCATCTGATGTTTGAGCGTTGATGGTCAAGCCTCCAAGGTTGATAGTCTGTTGAGTCTGTCCAGCCTCTTGGCCCTGCATGGGCATCATAGATGTGCCAGGAGTAGGCATACCCTCATGACCAGACCTGTAGTTTTGAAGCCAGTCTTTACCAGCGCCCGCAACATCCCCTACTACTCCAGAGTAAAACTCAGGAATCTTTTTGTATAAGTTTACTCCAGGGTTGTTTGTAACTACATCAGCTAGTCCACCACCAACACTCTTAGCAGCATCAGCATACCTACCCTCTTTAATTAAAGCGAAGGCTCTGATGGTTGCAGAAAGGCTATTAATAAGTGTACTGATATACTTAAGGTTATCAATAAGAACGGAGTCGATGCTCCAATCTTTGAAAGGGTTTCCACTGTCTTTGAACGTCTCTTTAAGATCAGACCAAGCCTGTTTTAGTCCGTCCATCGACTGGTTGATAGAGTCAATCGCATCCTGTGCACCTTTGGTGTTCTTAACCCAATCACCGAATACAGAATCCCCGCCTCTCATATAAGTGACAAGATCATCAAATGCAATTGCAGCAAGACCTAGTGATACGATCAAACCACCAAATGGAAGCATGAACACTCCAATACCAATGGCAAGAGTAGCAAGCTCCTTGCTTGTGAGTCCAAAGGTAGCTGCGATATCAGGCCAGGCCGCACCTAAAGCACCAATGAGTTTGATCACAGAGTTGATCGGCATGATCAGTATCTCAAAGGCACCACCAAGAGCTTCAATAAGTGGGGCAGCATCTCTCATGCTTTCTCCCAGTGTATTGAAGAAGTGGCCCATGCCTTTGTCAAACCCGCCTTTGGCGAAGAGTACTACAGAGGCTTCAAACTCTGTGTTCATTCTGCCCTGTGCAACTCGTGTCGTATCAAGAGACTTCTTATAGGCATCATTTGCCTCAGAAGCAATCTTCATGTTCTTTGCGAGTTGTGGGAGGATTATGTTAGGATCAGCCGTACCTTTCTGCATAAGATCGCCAAACGCAGCGACAGAGTTTGTTTTAATCTGTTTTGTATCGAACGCGGCCTGAGCCAACATTGCCATACCATTAGGCATTCTTTCAGAGAACTGTTGACGAGCTTCTTCTGACTGAATCTTACCCTTACCAAACATTTGGCTTAACGCCACCATGCTACCCTTCATAGACTCTTTGCTGAGCCCGTGAACAGTACCATACTGCATAATACCACGGAACATATCCTGAGTGCCTTTTACTCCAATTTTAGGAGAGGCAGCTTGGTAGATACTTGAGAACTGTGGGGCTACATCTCTGTAGTTCAGTCCCATCTCTCTTGTCAGGTTCTTCAGGTAATTATCGTTAGACTTGAAGTTTGCTTCACTTCCAGATACGGCCTCTAAGCTGTTTGTAGCAGCAGTAACCTTCTGGTTGATGTCGTTCATCTTACTGAAAGCGAAAGCTGCTCCAAGGCCCGGTAGGGCTCCTCTTGCGAATCCCATGGCAGAACTTAGCCCACGATCTATAGGGCTGCGTCCAGAGTGGCGTTGTCCATCTCTTCTATTATAGTCAGAAGATGATCTTGTCGCCCCAACTCTAATCTTAAACTCAGAGCTAGCTAAGGCTGCACGAATCTCTTCGATAAGGTGTTGTTTGTCAATCTTCAACTGTACCTGTGGGTTAGCAACACGAATCTTCAACTCGCCCATACGCTTCTGTGCTTCAATCATTGCACGGCGTAGTTTGATTGCAAGATTGTTGTTGTTCAGGTCAACTTTGATTTTTAGCGGGTTTCTCTCAGAGATTGTTTTTAAGTCTCTTTTGAGTTCAGCTTCCATCTGTGTAAGACCGATCTTAGCAGGAACGTCGATAGTCATCTGACCAAGAAGTGTTTTTACAAACCTCTTCTGTTCAACCAGCTTGCTAATATCAATCCTTACATTGTTAAGGTTGATTGTAGTTCTGTTAAGGTACTCTTGAATTCTCTTACTTTGGGTATGCAAAGCCTCTTGAGAAATATCAACGTTGCTAAGACTGATCTTTGTCTTAGTCGCTTTCTCAATCTGGCTGCGAAGTGATCTGCTATCAAGAGCAACCTTAACTGTAAATTTCTTGTTGGCGATACCTTGGAACTCTTTCAGCATGCTCATTACGCCGCTGAGTTTCTTTTCAAAGGTAGCCAGTGGACGGTTGTCAACTTGGAATACAAGTTTACCCGTTAGGCGAGCAATTTCCTCTTGTAGCATACGGCCTCACTATTTATTTGTTCTGAGCTTGCTGGGCTTGTTGTATACGTGCCACTTCGTCCATTTCAGACTTTGCGTCAAGCATTTCAAGAATATTGTAAATGTCCTCTACGTTGCAGACAGTTTGCAACTCAATATAACTCGGTAAACCTTTAATCTCACTTGTCATGATCCTGAAGATTTCCCAGTCTTGAGTATACCCAGCCTCAACCCTTTTCAGGCGAGGGTGGGTTGTCTGTGGCTCCGCGTTAGAGTTTACAGGACGCCGGAACCTAGCATCTGAAAAACCGATCCGTAGTTAAACTCCACAATCTCTTTAACAAGCAGGAAGAGTTTATCGTACTGACCAGCAAACTCCATGTTGAAGTTGATAGCCATGTTGCCCTTGGTTGCACCAGATACGAGTGCGATGATCAGTGCTTCTGCATTGTCATCAAGGTTTTCGAACAGGACGTTAAGAGCTGCACCTACTGACGCTCCCTCACCCTGCATCACTGCCAGGGACGGGCCAAGAGTCTTGATAAGCTGCTTACCAAGCTTCAAACCAGTCATACCTGGCAGTTGAGTCAGCAAGAAAACTTCGCCGTTAATTGTCACTTCTTTTTGTTGAATAGCCATTATGTACTCCTTGAATTAAAAGTAGCTGGATACTGCTGCCAGTCCGTCTTCTGCAAGACCTTTAGCGCTTGACAGTGCACCAGATAGAATGTCGTTAATATCAACACCGTTAGAGGCGTTGCCCCCAATGTTACCGGACCCGGAAACAAAGGACAGGATTTCTATTTCCCATTTACGTGTGGTGATACCATCAGCGTTGAATGTCAAATCTGGGAATGTGTGGATATACGCCTGACTTGTTGTAAAGCGTGATGTACCAGAAGAGTCTTTAAGCATAACAGGGTCGAGAAGACCCGCATGAGAGTTAGCGTCTTGAAGTACAATACTTGTGAACACGTCATTCGCGATAGAGGTTGGTAAGATTTCCAGAACAAGGGTAGCTTGTCTGTCAGGGTTGTAGATTCTAGTATGGATTCCACGAATACCCTTTCTAACAGAAAATACCTCTGACTTCCAGTTGAGAGAGACGCTCACAACTCCGGGTACAATCCAACCTGCAACACTGATGATAACACTGCTTGGGTCATACGTCAATACGCTACCAGACATAAAAGCTCCTTAAATTGTTGTGAAGTTTTTTAGGATCGACAGCACAGAGGAACTTAGACCTAGAATAGAACTCAAGTCTCCATCTCCGTTGCCACCAATGTTTGCAATCACGTCTGTAGCTCTGAAGCCCCAAGTACGTGTCTCCAATTGATTCGAGAATACGATATCTGGAATATCCTCAATCCAGGCAGACGCCGCCATGAACATAGTGCTTCCGCTTCCATCTTTAATCATGAGTGGGAATTTTCCCATACCAGTAACTTTGTCAACGTTCCATAGCGTAGACAGAATGTCGTTTCCACTGGAAGACTGAGCCAATGTCAGTTCTATTTTCCATCCAGTGTCTGGAGATTTAATACGAGATACTGTTCCATCCATAGCTCGTATTGTACTAATTTGTTGTGTGTCCTTCGTGATCTTTACGAATGTACCTTCTGCATAGCCTGTAACAGAGTACAAACCTGCGACAGTAATTGTTACATCACTTGGGGAATAACTGCGTAGACTAGACATTCAGTGCCTCCATAAAAAGAAAAGGGGCCGCCACGAATGGAAGCCCCTTAACGAATGTATTACGATTGAAGCCACTTAGCAGCTAGAGTGCCACCAAGGGTTTCGATTGTTCCTTGATCTTCTGGTGTTACGATTGCGTTACCACCCGCGTAACCGGCAAGGTTGAACGCTTGAATAGCCCAGTCACGTGTCTGCATGCTGTTAGAGAAACCAGCATTAGGACGTGCACCAATGTAAGCGTCGTCAGAGAAGTAAATCGAACGGCCAGACGAGTCTTTCACTTGAACAGAGAATAGACCATCAGTGTTACGACCATCGTTTGCAAAAAGCTGAGACAGTACATCGTTAGATGCAGAAGTTTGTTGTAGGCTCAGTGTCAGGGTAGCAGAGTTACTTGCGTTGAAGACACGTGTACCTGTGTTGTCAGCACCAGTGTATAGTGCATAACGAGGGCTGGTCCATTCGATGTTTACGATGGAGTCCTCAGAGTATCCACTTACTAGGTGGGAGATACCAGTGCTAGATTGAGTGATAATTACACTCACATCATTCGGAGCAAAGGTAGCAAGACGTTGTGTAGACATTGTTTATCTCCTGTTATAAGGGTGTAACCGTATTAAACGGTTACAGTCCCTGCGATTTTGACGAAGTGGATAGCTCCAGCCAGACGCGCTTCGAATGTAATGCCTTCGAAGATACGGTTAGCACGTGCAACTTGTGAAACAGACAGCACGTCAGGAACGGATACAGTTGGGGAAGGACTGTTAGCCAGACCACCAACACGAATACCGTCATTGAGCTGTGCACGAATCTCAGCTTCGATAATGGCAGTACCAGCAGATGTGTAAGGGATTTTCTTGCTGTTCGCCATACGGCTCCACAGACGTTCCTTCATACGCTGTTCTAGCCAGTCAACAAAGATCATAACGTCGATCCACTCACCACCGAACATCTTCGCTCCGATTGTGCTTCTTAGGCCACCAACGGTTTCGTATGTTGTGGCACTCTTGTTGTGCACGTTTGTCGATTCTGTATCGCTCAGAACGCTAACAGTGACACCAGACAGAGCTTTGTACGCCCAGGTGTTGGAACCCGGTTGTTCTTGAAGTTGGTAGCCAACCCAAGCAGCTTCTGGGAATTCAGTGTCTGCGGTTGCAGAGTAGATACCAAATGTACGCTGGTAGCCAAGGTCTTTAAGCTTAGCGAATGCGTCTGTTGTACCAGTTGTAAGCACGTCCAGAGACTGCGAAGATGTAGCGAAGACTTTCTTCATCCCTTCAATCTGAGCAGCAACAGTCAGCACGTCACTTTCAGAGTGAGACTCAATCATGAGAGCGTACCAAGTGTTGTCAACTACTGTGATCGCGTTTACTGTAGTAACCCACGACTCTGTAGATGGAGAGTTGGCCTGTGTCATGTTAGGAGTAACAGCCAGTGCGTATCCTACAGTGGATGCCACAGTCAGAGTACCGTCACTGTTGTCTGTAAGAGTTACGTCTGTAATAGGTGTTACATCGTAAGCTGTCTTCAGGCCAGCAGCAATTGTTTCTGTAGTTGGTGTGCCAGTTGCAACGAATGTAAACGGGATTGTGTTGACTGTCAGAGTGTAAGTACCAACAGCAGAGGCTGTGATGTTTACTGTGGAACTAGGAACCAGACGACGACCAATCACAATACGAGCTGGAGTCAAGGTTTGTCCGAACAGCTTCTGAGCAGCAATGTAAGCACTGTCAGTAGGTTCGAAGTCTTCACCAACAGCGGCAAGGCTTGAGTACGAGCGTGCTCTTTCAGCAAACTTTGTGTGAGCGGAAACGAACAGGGGCACGTTGAAGTTGGTTTGGGCAACAGCAGCAGTTTCGCGGCTGATGTTGATTTCGATAATATCCGTAAGAACGGTCATACGTTTTCTCCTGATTAAGGGTAGTTGATTTCAAATTCGGTTTCCAGAACATAGTCTGGTGGCCTGTTTGCATCGTGGTAGAATCCGCCACCTTGAAGACCTGCGGCGTAGTCTTGTTCTGTTGTCACCATGCCCATATAGGCGAAGTCAACATCAAGTTGGTAGATCATGTACATCTCAGTCTCGCGTCTCAGAGGGAGTCTTCTCAACGATGTGAGGTGAAATAGCGATAGCCTGTTCTCTCTCTGCAAGTCGTAACCTTTGTCCGATCTAAGTTCTAGTTGGAGCGCATGGGCCATATCTGCTACAGAGGTTTGGTCATCATACTTTCCAATAAACTCAAACCTAACATCAGTGACATAGTTTTGGTATGTCGTTTGAATCAACTTAACTCCATCAGCCCCGACAGTTGGGGTTGAACTGTACTCACTGCCAGTCTGAGATATCTTCCTAACGTCAATCGCTAGATAAGGGCTGGAAGGCTCAGATGCGTTTGTGTAAGCGAAGATCGTTGTCCACTCTGGGTGAAGACCTTCAACAATATTATAGAGAGAGTTCTCAAGGTCTTGATATATATTCATGTAAGTTCAACTCTCATGCAGATGGCTTTATAGTGATTTAACACACCCATCTCGTAGTCGATGACTTTCATAACTTCAAACAAGTCGCCCTTCCAGTAAAACCTGTCAGCGGCGTATCCAGATGGACCCTCTTTTCTCTGTCTCATGGCAGCACCCTTAGTGTAAACTTTCAAGGCTGCTTTTGACCTGTCAGCTTCTGGAAGCAACATTGTGTCTGTTGATTTTAAAATGGGTTGCACGTTACAGACAACTTGAACTACAGTCTCAGCACCCGGCTGTGGGCGACCTCTGAATAGTGTGTCTGACTCTCTCCTGATGATATCAAGAGTTGTGTGCCCTGTTAGGAGCAGTGGCGGATTTAGCATTTTTGACTCCTATCAGTTAATTTGGAACCTCACAGACTCAATCATTTTGCCTGTGTCAATAAGTGGTGTATCTCTTCCTTTGGCCTTAATTGTTGCTGGAGAGTTTCCACCAGTTGCAGCGTATTGCTGAATACTGATTTCAATAAGCTCGCCAGTGATCCTACCAAGGACATTTAGAAGTCTCTTGGTAGCCATCCCATTCTTAATAGCTCCGCAGAAAACTTCACTCATTAAACTTGCCATCTTGTTCTGAGACATTGTGTCAGTGAAGGCATCAGACATGAAAGGTCTTTGTGGGTTGTGTATAGTACCGAACTCATTATACGCAGCGACAGTTGCCACTGGTAGGTTATCGTTCTCTGGGCCGTATCGGTCTTCTTCAAAGAACCCAACCTCAACTTCAGTACCTTGTAATTTGTCCAGCCTCTTTAAGAGGGCTGGGATCTTACTTTCATACTTAATATGCAAAGCCATGACCAGCACCAACCCCACAGTTGTATAGTAGGTCGTAGTTGTACTGCCAGTTGCCGCACCCAAGCATGAACTGTGGACGTTGTGTCGGAATAAGAACAGAGTTATTATTACGGTCAAGTCTATTTTTGTGCATGTCGATTCTATCGATACCGCCAGCATATGGCATAGCAAGACTGATCGCCGCATTTGGATCTTTCAGAAGAAGTTCCAATGCTTTGTAGTAGTTGTTATAAATATCTCCACCGTATACTTCAATATCACCTGTTCTTTCACGGGTGTATCTAGCTAGTGAAAACAAGATTGATCGAGCAACGTCTAACGTGGCCCTATTCTCATTTCCATTATACTTGTCGATAAAGTATCTGTAGTCTTCATCATGCAGGAACTCCATATCAGGCCAAATATCACCAACGTTCAAACGAACGCGGTCTGTGGCACTGTTAGCTGGATTATTCGTATAAGGCATTTGTCAGACTCCTAAGCAAGAAAAGGGCGAGCAGAACGCCCGCCCTATTTCAATTAGGCACCAACGATGCCTTTGATTACCAACTGTGGACGGCGAAGCACGTTCAGGAAGTTGGACTCTGTTTGGATTTCGATCATCTGACCACGGTTGTCACCGAACTCGAATGCGTACAGCTCTTGACCTTGTGTGTTAACGTAGTCAAAGTGATCCGCTGGACCGAAGTATTGAACGAAGTTGTCAGCACCCATATCCGCAGGCAGGAAGTAAACTTCTCCGGCTGGAATGAAACGGTTGCCTTCTGGATCGATACCACGGTATTCGATGTAGGTGATGTTACCGATGGTGAATTCACGGTAACGAGCGTCGTAGCCTTGGGCCTTCATACGATCACGAAGGATTTGTGGAGACTGGCTATACGCCATCCAGAGCGCTTTAACGCTTGGGTGAGAGGTCAGCTTCTGGAAGAACTCTGGCGATGCAACAGCCCAGATTTCGCCGTAGATGTTACCATCGTGAGCGTTGTCTTGCATTGCAGCGAACACTTCTTCTGTCTTGACGATGATGTCAGTAGTAGGTGTGTTCAGAGCGAAGTCGATAATGGTACGTGTTGCACCGAACTGAGTGTACCAGTCGTATGTAACGTTTCCGTTTGGAGCGTAGGCAGTACCAGTTGTGATGGTGTGCCATACAGCAGCTTCGTGTGTTGCAGCCCAGCTCTTACGCAGAACTTCCAGCTTACGTGCACGCACGGCAGCAATGGTTTCCAGTTGGTCAACACCGAAAGCACGCTTACCTTGGATATCACGTGGAGTGATCGAGGCGTCTAGGGTGAAGTGAGGAACCGCGAAGGCTTGCATTTTGCGAGTAGGGTCGCTGATCACTTGGTGACGTGCACCACGGTGTACGTCTTTGATCAGACCGTAACCAGTTGTGATTTCTTCGATTGTAACTGTTTCTTGGCTGATAGTTTCTTTTGTGAAGAGACCCAGTTGTTCTCCAAGGAACCAGTCGTTAGGAACAATCATCAGCGGAGCCGACAGGTCGGTGTACTCGTAGTTGTTGTTACCGAAACTACGGACAGCCTGTTTAGCTAGTTGTACTTGGTTAGACATTATGTCCTCCTATTAAACGTTGTTGTAGGTAAGTTGATCAACTGCGAAGATATTCTTCAGAGCCAGTTTATCAGTGGCCGTCTTGCGTTGAACGTCAGTTGTTACATCAGAACCAAATACAAGTGCAGCTTTACCAACTTTTGCCATACCACGAGCCAGCACCAACACGCTTGAGTATTCAGCAGCGGCTGGACGGGTCAGGTCGTCAATCAGAATGTAAGTAGCATCGGCCAGAGTTGCAGCAACTACAAGCTTACCAGTGCTGTCAAGAACAGAACCAGTGATGGTTGCGTTCACGGCAGACTTAGCCAGAACTTCACGTGTTACGCCAGTTCCTGGGAACGCTTCGAAGAAGAGCCAGTTACTTAGACGTTGTACATCAGCAGCGTATTGTGCCATTGTTTGAATCTCCTATTAGAGTTGTATTACTTAGCAGCTTTTGGGGCGTACTTAGCTTTCAGGATTGCGGTTGTGCGGTCTTCTTCTTCTGCACTGGCATCACCAGTACCTTGAACACCTGTTTCTTGCATCAAATCTGAACTGTCAACAGCAGAAGACATTGCTTTCAAAAGATCAACCTGCATTGCAAAAGATTCATCATCTAGTGCAGACAGAGATTTAAGAACAGCTTCCAGTTTGTCAGCAGGTACTTTTGCAGCGGTCAGATCAGATTTACGAACTTCAACTTTTGCAGCTACAGCAGCAGCTTCAAATTCAGCTAGTTTATCAGTGGCAGCTTTCAATAGAACGGCTTGTTCAGCGAATGCCGCTTTCTCTAGAGCAACAGCAGCGTCAACTGCCTTGGTGATTTCTTCTTGCATTTTAATGACCTCGGATTGTTTGTGTTCGAACATCTTCTTCAAGTGTTCAACAGTGGAAGGATTTGTTGTGCAGGACTTGACAAGTGTATAGACACCCTCTTCAAGTTTATCCTCTGCATCATCAGACAACATAATGTCGCCATTTGTTTCTGTGTATGTTACAGAAGCTGTAACAGGAGTGGCTTCATCGCCAAGTGTTGCAACTGTTCCATTGTCGCTGATCTGATAGCTAGTAATGAACAAGCCATCACATGTACAGAACACAACATTAGAATCGTCAAAGTCTTCTACATAACTCCAGTCGTCCCAATCGTCCCCACCGAACTGTTCAGTTACGGCAGTTTGCAATACGCTACGAATCTGGCCGTAGTAGGCGGCTTTCACAACATCACCCTTAAGGCCAAGACCTTCAAGAGCTTTTTCAATCGCTTCGGACATTTCAGCACTTTTCATCAACAGAGAGATGTTACGACCATTGGCCGCACCACCTTGCAGTTCATTGTGTGTCATTGCCAGATGCGGTGTGACTTTATCGTCGTCTTCAGATTTGATTACAAGTCCCATCAATCTTCTCCGTCAAATGTTACATTAGTAATTTCGCCAGTCTCTTTATTGATAGAACCTTTACCACCGATACTTACACCTCCGATAACTCCCTCTTTCTTGAGAGTCCACAGGTCTTCATCGTGATACTTGATCTTACAAATCCAAGCCCCAGCTTTAATCTTTTCACCTGTCCCATCAACAACAACATCAAATTCCTTTTGAATCCAAGTGTCTTCAATTGTGAATGTGTCTGTGTTTTTCATGTGGAACAAGTTTGGCTGCACAATACCTTTCTGGAGGTTGGCGTTGAAGTTCTCGCAAGCTAGTTGCAGAGTTTCCTCAGACATCCACTCTCCATGAGCATCTTTAACTAGAGGCTCGTATACAATCTCATAACTCACCATCTGCTCAGAGACAACTTCAGGCTTTGATTCCTGAGAGGTGTCTCCAAACGATTTTACGAGTACATTTGTGATTGCATTGGTAAGTGCTTCCTTGATACTTTTAAGGCTCATGGTAACTCCTTATGCGTTGTTTGCGGCAGCGTTATCACGTGTAGAGGCAGTCTTGCTAGCACCATTGCCACCACCAGCAGCCATTCCGTCACCAGACTGGCTATCGCCACCCATGATTTCTTCTTTGTCAACTGGTTCATCAGCTTTCTTAGGTGTAACGTTTAAAGCCTCTCGGATTTTGTTAGCCATATCACGGTCAAGTTCAATGCCACCAACACTACCCATACGTTGAATTGCTTTAGAGAATTCGTCCAAGTCAACTTCGTCTAGGTCGCCATATTTGAACTTAGGCAGTTGCTTACTAGGAGCAGCTTCACCGTTAAGTGCGAACAGTTGTGGAACTAGGTCGTTGTTGAGAACGTCTTGAATTTCTCTAAGTCTGGCTTCAATAGCCATCGCCATAATGTTTGTTTTTGCACCAGCTAGGGAGTAGGAACCTACTTGATCCTGACCCATCTTCAACATGTCAGCAAACAGCACCATTAGGATTTTGTTGTCCCAACGCTTGATGATTGTGTCAGTGTCGTACATCTTCCCACCTTGAGTGGAAGTCAGTTCAAACTTGAAGAGTGGTTGACGGCTCTCTGGGTCAAATGCCTGTGGCAAGATCAAACCAGACTGCTCGTTCATTTGGATGTTTCGGATAACGTTCTTGTAGTATTCGAAGATTGCCTTCTCACTATCAGATGCGTCTTCACTCATATAACGTGGTGGAAGATACAAGGTTGGCATACCGTTCATATCACGTGTGATACCAATCGATTCTTGTTCTTCAATCTGTCTACGGAATAGCCAAGCGTTGTAGCAACCACGTAGAGGGCTATTGCCTTCTGGGTTGTCTCTCTTAGCGTCTACACGGAACAGCATGAACTTCTTACGAGGGATTGGAACTAGGCCATTGCTGCCAAGGCTGATGATGTTAGCGTAACGCTCACCACCCTGAATGCCCGCCAGATTCTGCTCAAGGCCGATTAGGTCTCTACCGTCATCGCTATATACCCAGCGGAAGATCGTGTCCTGAGAGCGAACAGGGAGCTTTCTGATACCAATCTTGTTGTCGTTGTACGAGGAGCCAGACTCAAACGTCCTGCGACGATACACTTTCTCGTTAACACAGAACCCGTATGTGTACATACTTGTAACTTCACGAATGAAGTCTTCGAAGCTATGCTCCATGTCATCCTTAACTTCTTCTAAGAATTTTCCACGAGCTTTCATAGCTTCATCAGGTTCGATGCCAAGATCAATTGTCCACTCAACTCGGCTGATCATCATCTCGACCAGGGAGATTGCAGAGCGGATTGTAGCGTCCTGTCCCATTGTTCGATATGTACGGCATGCTTCTGGGAAACGTAACTCACGTCTCATTTCCTCAGCGATAGTACCATTGTACTGTCTTAGGCCAACTGACCCAATTTCACCAAGTCGTAGTCTTGGGATAGGAGTGGCTACTTTTTCAACTTTACTGCGCTTAGCCATTATTGCTCCTTATCTATAAAATGCGAAAGGGTTTGTCTGGGTCATTACTGGAAGAGAGAAGTCAGGCAAGTATTGTTCAGATGATAGTGCGTGGAAGGCATCAGATGTGGCGTCCACTTGGTCATCCTTAATATTCTTGCTACCGTCGAAACGTTCAAGTTCCAACAGAAAGTCTTTAGTCCAGTCAGCCTCGATAATCTCCACACTACCAGCTTCTGCAATAGCAGCAAACGGGGCGAACCGAGTCACCTTCGATTTGTTTGTTTGTTTCATTCTTGCGTAGAACCCATGATCTGCCAAGTCACGAATGAGTTGAGCAGCGTAAGCCTTACCGGCAGCACCAGGGTCACAAGGAATGATAATTTGAACGTCATCACCATCGTGCCTTGCAGTTTCCAGAATGAGTTCAAACACACCACCATGACGGCGACGATCACGAACAACATCTTCAACTGTATAGGTTCCCAATTTACTGCGGCTCATTAGAACTCCAGCAGTCCAGTCAGGGTTACGATTGGTTTCAGAGGGAACGGAGCCACTGATATCCCATGCACGTACACGCTTCACAGAAGCAATGTCACGTTGAGTTACCATGTTGCACCATTGAGATTTGAAGTAACCAGTACCCTCAGCACGTGCCAGCCAGCTACCATAAAGTAGACGTTCTTTCTCAACACGACCCAAGCCTTCTAGCCAACCAACATATTCTGGTTGTGCATTACAAAGTACTGGGTTGTCGTAAACGTTGGCTGCAATGAATTTGAAGCTGAGCGGTTTAACTTGGTTTTTATGATCAGCGGATAAGTTTGGCTTACCGTACTTCTCAATCAACTCTGCCTTAGAAGAGCCCCAAACCATCTTACCATCTAGCTTTAGGAAGTAGCGGACAACTCCATCACGCTCTGGAATAGGGATTCCAGTGTCTGGGTCTAGCCACCATTCTAACCAATGACGAAGGAACGAACCGTAGTCAGGGTTGCAAGTGATCTTCATGTGAGGTTTAACTTCTGGACACTTTGGGTTACGCATACGAGAGGTTAAGTATTCAACCATCATCTCTTCGAATTGCTGGCCTTCGTCCACAAGGAAGTGGTTTACTTCCCAGCCTTGGAAGTTCTCAGTGTCTTTAGGGTTTTCAAAGTGACGGAGGTAAATCTTAGCTCCGTTAGAGAAGAGGAAGTGGTGTTCTTTATCACGCCATCTTACCTTTGGATCGATCAGTCTGAAAAGTTCTTCTGCTTTCTCTTGGAGACCGCCTGGACCTTTCAACTGTGGAGTTGTACGTCTTACCATACAACCACGGAAATTTGGATACTGGATATGTTTAAGGAAGTCCATAACACCCAGATAACTCTTGCCAGCTCCAGCCGCTCCACCGAACACGGTGATGTCTGCTTCGCTGTGCATGAAGTCATATTGCTTTTTCGACTTTGGCCCGATAACGTTAGGGTCCAAGTCAAAGACCATATCGTCAGCCATTGCCTGTCCTCATTTTAATGAAATTAAAGGGCGTGGCCGAAGCCACATCCCTGTTTCCTGCTAGAGGATTGCCCTCTATGTATGTTATTGTACATTGGAATTGACAGTTGTCAACCCCTAAGCATAACATTTATTGAAAATACATGTCAAGCAGTTTTTAGAGCTGCGATAACAGCATTCAACTTAGTCTTGATTTCATTTACAAGAGTCAGAGCTGTTGGAAGGTCAGTAGCGTTTGGGGATGTTACAGCGACTAGTGCTGCTAGAGCGGCTTTGCTAGCTGTTGAGTCAGCGAATGCACCAGCTTTGATGCCTTCAATAAGGCCAAGCTTTGCAACAAGTTTGTATTGGTCGTCAATAGAAAGCATTTTTATTCCTCTTGTGTTTTATTGTGCCGGAATGGCAGAAACAGGAAAACCCTCACTGGGAGGGTAATCTGACAAGACAGACTGAGATGATAGCACGCAGCTATGTAAGGGTGGGTCAGTTGTCTGTGTTTGGTTAGCCTGCATGAACCATCAATGCTACTCTAACGCACCAGGGCGCTGAGGTTGGAATCGAACCAACATGTGACTAATTTTATTGGTGCATTCTCGTGGTATCGATCCACGTCATCTGGGGTTTCAAGCCAGTGCTTCTACCTAGTTAGCTTAGAATGCAAAAGAGATTGAAGATACTCTCACTGAATCGCAAGCCGGTGCATTTAACCGCTTGGGGTTGGGATTTAACCACCATCTTCAAAATTGGTGCGGGATCAGGGAGTCGAACCCTGGTTACTCGGGTGGAAGCCGAGAGTATTAGACCTCTATACGAATCACGCATGTTTGGAGCCTTCTATCGGAGTTGAACCGATCTATTACTGGTTTGCAATCAGCACCCTAGCCGCTCAGGCAAGAAGGACATAATTTGGTGGGCCAAGAGGGTCACGATCCCTCAATCCTTTCGGCGGCAGTTTCTAAGACTGCTGTGTATACCAGTTCCACCACTGGCCCATAATTTGGGGTGACGCAGAGTTTCGATCTCTAACAACCGGGTCACAACCGGAAGGTAGTCCCAGACTACACGACGTCACAGTCAAGCGTATTGCTTATTTCTTCAAGTGCTTCTTTGAGGGTCTGCTTATCCAGACTCTTCTCCTTGTAATAAACCCTCTCACAACACCCGCATGGCATCATAGCAAACTTCTTCTTGGTTTGTTTTACTCGGACTCTCATATTAAGCACTCCTTATTTGGTGGACCAGCAGGGAGTCGAACCCTGAACTCGGACTTGCAAAGACCGCGTATTCCCGTTTTACCACAAGCCCAAATTGGTCTAGATGGGTGGAGTCGAACCACCGCCACAGGCTTCCAAAGCCAGTACGCTACCGTAACGCTTCATCTAGTTAAATCTTCTACATCTTAATTGGTGCGTCATGGTCGGAATCGAACCACGCAGTCTTGGACACCGGGTTTACAGCCCAGCGGGAATCCCAGTCCCCATAAATCACGACGCTTTGTTTGGCAGGTAATAGAGGACTCGAACCTCCCATCTGCTGGTTAACAGCCAGCGACCCACGCCCGGTGAGATCATTACCTATAATTCTGATAGAGACTATATTTATACAGCACACTCTATCTGGCTGTACCCGTGGGGAGCACGGTGTTTGATTTGATGTCATGACCGTTTTTCATCATGCCTATAAGACTAATGTCTCCGTGCTGTGGCGCATCAAATTTGGTTGCGGACGTGAGAATCGAACTCACCTTATTCAGCTTATGAGGCTGCTGTGTCCACCAGTTCACCTGACCGCATCTGTAGTATTCGCGTTGTCTTTCAACGGCTTAGTCTGAGACATTCGAACTCGCTAAAGTTCTTACCCCTTTGTTTCCCGATCCCTTCTAAAAGCCGTAAAAGGAATCTTGTTTCTGGTTTACGCAGAATTTGGTTGCTCGTGAGTGAATTGAACACCCCTAAGACGGTTATCAGCCGACTGCATTACCACTATGCTAACGAGCAATTAATCTTGATACCCATAGATAACACCCTATGGTTACACCCCGGCGAGAAACAGCTTCTGTATGTAACAACAGTACCTAGGACGTTGCTATCTACATAGGCATTCTATAATTTGGTAGTCACTAGTGGAGTCGAACCACTCTAGCAGGCTTCGTAGACCTGAGCCTATCCAATCGGCCAAGCGACTTTAAATTTATATCAGGTTTTGGAGGTACGGGCTTCTACCTGATAAGCCAAGCCTAGCTAAGTGACGGACAATACCATAAGGCGTTAGTGCTGTCAAATTTGGTGCCCCATCACAGAATCGAACTGCGTTTTCAGCGTTACAAAGGCCGAGTAATACCAATATACTAAAAGGGCAAATTGGCGACCTATAAGGGATTCGAACCCTCAACTGACACATAGACAGTGTGCCTTCCTTCCCAGAGGAAACATAAGCCATGTAGCTTTGAATGAATATCGGTGACTTTCATCTTAGGCTCAATACCATCTATTTCAATGGGCTGTTGAGTTGTTCCTTCCGCCGATTAGCTGGACGTATTTATCATTCAAATATGGTACACCACCGGGGACTCGAACCCCGTTCATGAGGGTGAAAACCTCATATCCTAAACCTCGTAGACGAGTGGTGCATTAAATCTTTATACTAAGCCAAGATCAATTTCTTGTCTCATTTAGCTTACCACGCTTGGTGGCTTGCCCTGTTTATTCTTGTTTGGGTGACGACCTTTGCTGTCTTTCAAGCGTGTCTTGTCAACCGGAGCGTGTTCTTTAGTTGCATCGTAATACTTTGCCATCTGTATCTCTCCTTAATGTCTGATTCATATGAGTATTAAAACACGACAAATCTAATCTGTCAAGCGTTTATTTAAAACTATTTGCACATATGGTGCTGGTAGTTGGATTCGAACCAACCCTTGAGGGCTTAGAAGACCCTTGTGCATCCAATACACCATACCAGCATTGTTTGGCGGGCCATCTAGGTTACGCTCCCAGTCCGCATGGCTTTGGAGGCCAGCATGCTGCTATCACAATCAAGACCCTTAATTCGTGGGAGACATTTATAGCACGCTGTCTCCTGAGCGTCAAGTCGTATGTTGGTTATACGACATATTCCCAAGGCGCTTGAAGCTTCAGGAGTATTCTGTCAGTCATTACCGTAGCCATCAAGCGGATTGGCAGTAACAACCAGAGGAGCGAAACCGTTTAAGGCAAACTTCTCTGTTGTGATCTTCCATCCGAGTCTCATACGAAGGTCTTTTGTCTCAGACCAAGGCTTGATAAGGTAGTACTCAAAGCCGATAAGCTTCTTGCCGTCATACAGTTTTGTTGTCATACTTCCTGGAATCTTGTACTTGTCGCTGATATCAGGATTTCCAGTTGTTACGATTGTGTATGTGTCTCTGTAAGACAATGCTGCACGTCGAGAGAACCCATAAAGAGGGTTTCTGAACATCCACATTACACGGTTCACATAACCTTTGATCCCTGTTGTCGCGTTTAAGAACATTGCACGCTTAGCTACATAACCTTCGTCACCTTGAGGTGGGTTGTCGTATGTGCCCCACAGCCAGCCCCAAGTATACTCAGGCTTTCCATAAGCCTGTTCCCTTGTGAAGAGTGCAATGATAGGTGCGGCAACCAATACAGTGAGTGTCAGCAGTAAATCCAAGATAGCCAGTACAAACCACTTAAGATAAATCATTGTATCTCCTTCAATGTTTGGCGTCCGGTGGAGGGATCGAACCTCCTCATAACGAGGTCAAAGCTCGCTGCGTTCCCACTTCGCCAACCGGCCATAATTAGTACCGAGAGTCTACTCCAGACGGCCGTCCTTTGTCAACTCTCTAGTCACGTTTCACACACTTTATGAACCACCTTTCACGGTCCCTCCGAGGGCTGCGGGCGGGAGTCGAACCCGAGTGCTGCTACTTTGTGATGTTTGGTGCATCATGATGGAATCGAACCACCGTAGCCACCTTGTAAGGATGGCGTTCTCCCATTGAACTAATGATGCTTGTATTTTGGTGCCTGTAGTGGGCCACGATCCCACAATCCCGAGGGCGGCGCTGTTTAAGAACGCTGTGTATACCAATTCCACCATACAGGCATTTGGTGGGTCTGTAGGGTTACGATCCCTCTTCTATCGGTTATGAGCCGATTGCATCAACCGTCAATGCTTCAGACCCTTTATATTTGGCGGGTAGCAGAGGAGTCGAACCCCATCCGGCTCACGCCAGAACCTAGTTTTCAAGACTAGTCGCAGGACCAACCCCGCTGCATTACTACCCAAAATTTAGAGGTTGCCTGTGGGGACTCTTACCCCAATGAGTGGCCTCAATACCACTCCATGAAGAGACAGCAGAACCCTCACTGTCTAGTGTTTGTCATACCGTGAGCGACACGGTCATTCTGGTAGCGGATGTAGGATTCGAACCTACGGACCCATTTCTGGGCCGACGCTTTAGCAAAGCGTTGCATTAAGCCTCTCTGCCAATCCGCTGTATTTGGTGAAACGCCTTGGAATCGAACCAAGTTAATACAGGTTAAAAGCCTGTTGCCTAGCGCCGGTCGGCCAACGTCTCATATCTTTACTTTGCGAAATTGAATACTGGTGCCAAAGGCTTGTCAGTAGGTTCATCAATTTCGCCATCAGTACCTTTACTTAGCTGTATCTTAAGAGCCTGATCAGACTTGACTAGGTTGATGTACATATTCACCAACTCTTGTTTCATCTTGAATCTGTCTTTTATTCCAAGTTCAGCATTGTCGCTTATTTCAATCATTGTGTCAAGAGCTGATCCAAAAATTCTTTTGAGGATTTTCAACCCTGTTTCTAGTTCTGTCTTTGTGATTCCACGGGCAGCGACTTCTGCCTTCGTAGGACGACCACCTTTATTTTTCTGTTCCATCGCATTCTCCATTCTAAATAGGTGTGAGTGGTAGACTTACAACCCGAAAGGAGGAGGAAACAGGTATGCTCCACTCACATAACTTGTATGGCTTTAGTGCCTAAGTACAGTTATTCTATCATGATTGCACAGTATGTCAACCCCTTTATCGGGTTTATTTTATATTTTATTGACTTTGTACTGGTGTCGGTCCAGTCAACCCATCAACTGGATACCTTCCGCACACGTACTCACGCTCTGTGTACGAATTATACACAAGATTCCTGCACCAGCTACAGAGGTCTTCCTCTTTATTCGCCAGCTTATTCCACGCAGGACTGTCATTATTACTCAGTGGTACGTCGCAGCACTTGCATCGACTCATATTATGTTCCTTCTGTAAAGTATTATTTCACACAATCTCCTTAAGTATTAGTATGTTAAGTATGGTTGTATGTGTTTGTTATATGCTCTTGATCTATCTCGTAGATGAGTTTTGTATCGGAAGATAGAACTGTCCCAAGGAAAGCCATACGATTATTAGTCGCCTAGACCTTCCTTGGTTCTATCTTCCCTGCACCTCGTAGATTGAGATTGCATTCGGCCAGCACAGGCTGGAGACGCGGGTGCGTCAGATTCTGATCATTCCACCTTTCGGTGTCGTCGCTACGCTTTAATCAGATTAGAACTCAGCTTGCCCAGTAGCTTCCTCTTCATAGGCTTGATCCTGATGGCCGGTGAGTGCATTCGACATTTCTCTCCATCAGCTTTTACATCCTACCACCACAAACTCCGAAAGTCAATATAAATCATAGCTTGACAATTGGAGATACCGTGATACTATCAGAACTTATTCAAGAACACAAGGAGAACAAGGTGGTAGAATTTGTTGATGTAGTTGACCACAACCCTATCGGTTTCGTCAATACAGTTTGTGAAAAATTATCTGAAGGGTACGCAGTCCGTAACACAAACGAGGGTGTTCCATTCTTCGGTGCGTATCACCATCAGGTGAGGTTGTTCAAAGAAGCTCGTGGCGGTCTGGTTGAAATCCCTGCTGACACGAATGGACGTGTTGAACACTACGAGGCAATGGCCTTCCTAAAGCTGCTTGAGAGCTTCGTAGAGGCTGGGTATGAGTTTGACCTACACGGTGCACACTTCTTCGATGAACGCAGCTTCAAGAGTATCCAGATGCGTCAGAAGGTCCATGTAGAGGATACCAAGCCAGCTAAGAAGGCTCCTGCAAAGAAAGCCCTAAAAGCAGAACAGACTATCGAAGAGATTGGAGGTGAATAATGTTGCTTATACTGCGAATGCCAGCTAGATACTTGCGTAAAGACGCGAGTGAAGAAGATAAAGAAGTCTTCGAGCACTACAAAAATTTGATTAAAGAGATACAAACTGGGCAGCGGAGTGGACTTATTATGCCATCTGAACGCGACCCTGAGACACGTGAACGACTTTTCGACATTGAACTTTTAGGAGACTGATTATGACAAAACTTACAAAAGCCCAACGTGAATTCTTCTATGAGTTTGCAAAGAACGATCTTGGTAACGCACTCTTCCCTATCCTAGATGCACAAGGGCTCACACTTACTCCAGAGCTGGCCGAGCAACTTCTTGCGATGGTTGACCTTGATGCTTACACCGAGATTATCGGTAAGGCTTTCTTGGAGAGTGTTGATTTCGCAACAATCAAGCGTGTCGACAAGATTATGAAAAGCGAAGAATTCAACAAAGTTATCTTCGTCTCTCACCAAGTTAGTGAGGCCGTTCACGATGAACGTATCCGAATTCTTATGGCTATGATTCCAGAGGCTGAAGAAGCAGAGTGATTTTCAGGGGCTTCGGCCCCATTTTCATGGAGGTGCATAATGGCTAAAAGAAACCAAGCAAAGGTTCTCGGCAAACGCTGGGAAGTAAAGGAAGAAAAGGGACGTGAGGTTCAGTCTAAGTTTGTTGAACAACGTGCAGCTAACACAAAGCCTCTGACGCCTCGCAACGAGAAGCAACGTGCCTACATTCAGAGCATCAACGAAAACCCTCTAACAATCGCCACAGGCTACGCGGGCACGTCTAAGACGTATATCCCAACAGTCATGGCGTGTGATGCTTACCTTAAGGGTGAAATCGACAAGATTGTATTCGTGCGTCCAAACATTTCTAACTCAAAGAGTCTTGGGATGTTCAAAGGGAGCGCACTTGAGAAAATGGAGATGTGGCTGATGCCAGTAATCAATATCTTGAAGGATCGCCTAACGCCTGGCGGACTTGAGACAGCCATTGAAAATGGAAACATTCAGTATGTGCCACTTGAAGTGTTGAAAGGTTTTAGTGCTGAGAAGTGTTTCTTTATTGTTGACGAAGGCGAAGACATTAACCAAGAGGAAGCCAAGAACATTGTTACCCGCCAGGGTAAGGACTGTAAGATGGTTATCTCTGGTGATGTTAGCCAAAGTGCCCTTAAATCCCACAGCGGTTTAAAGATGCTGACAGATATGGCTTCACGCCACTCACATCTTGAAATTGGTTTTATCGACTTCAACCATGTAAATGACATCGAGCGTAGCCAAGCCTGCAAGGATTGGATCATCGCATTTGAGAAGGACGAACGGGAGGGAAAGAAACATGAGTGAGGAAATTGGAAATAAACCTAACCGCATTATGGTTAACCAGCACGTTGTAAACGAGTATAGACTAAGACTAGCTCGTGCAATCACAGAACCTGATGACTTCGAAGAAGAGTTTCAACTCTTTGCTGCCGCTGGCGAGCGTGACGTGATTAATATCGAGATTGTTTCTCCGGGTGGTAGTTTGGACACAGGACATTTAATCTGTCGTGCTATCACCAGTACAGCAGCCCACACAGTTGCTTACATCGGACCAACGTGTGCTAGTGCTGCTACAGCAATCGCACTTGCGTGCGACGAATGGGAGATTGACGAAATGTCATCTTTCATGGTACACACAGCTAGCTATGGCTACGCTGGTATCGCTCCTCACGTTAAGGCAAACGTTGATCACAACGACAAAATGATTGCTCGTTTTGTACGTTCAACCTATGCTGGTTTCCTTTCTGAGGAAGAGATTGAGCGTGTGATTGATGGAAAGGAGTTGTACTTTGAGGGAGACGAGCTGGCAGACCGACTGACGGCCTTCTCTGAGTACCGTGAAGCGCTTCGTGAAGCCTACGCAAGAGAGTCAGAAGAAGGTCTTGACACACCTGACTTCGTTAAGTAAGATTCACCCCATGAGCCGGTCGTCCTTTGGACAGCCGGCCATTTTTATGTCTGCTTGGAGGGTTTATGAGTAAAGCTAGTCTGATGGATCAAGTTGTTGAGGCCATGCACGCCAAGGAGAACATTTATAAGGCTTATAGGGTTGACAAGCAGAAGATTACCCTTGTAAGCTACGCTGAGTTCGCCGCTTGGGAGTTTATCCCTCCTGCCACATTCTTTATCAAAGACGCAGCCGGGAACTACGTGTTTGTGCACACTGCGAAGCGGCAGGTGGCTCAAGATTGGATTGACAGCGAGTACGGAAAGGGTCGATACTCTGTAAATACGAGCCGCCTACAGAAGGGCAAACCACTTGGTGAAGACAGCAAGCCTGCCTTCGGAACCGCAACTCGGAGAGGACAAAAACGATGAAAGCTAGTCAACTTATCGCACAATTGTCAACAGCTATTGCTGAACATGGAGACTTTTCAGTAATGGCATCACGTGATCAAGAGGGTAATGGTTACAACGATATTCGTGGGGTTGCTGTAGTCTTCCAAAGCACAGAAGACCCAGATAATATTTGGGACCATGAGTGCGAAGCCCAGGATGATTGTGGTGACGAGTACGAAGTCAAAGTCTTGGTGTACGTCTGATGTGGATCGCCCAACACCCGTGCGGCACTTGGTGTGCATATAAAGAGAAGCCACGCGAGAAGTTGGGTGGCTGGGATGGAGAGGTATATTCTGTCCTTTACAGGCCAGTCTATCTACTGTCTTGGAGGGAGAGTCTTTGTAATTTATCCCTCCAAGAATACCAAGAAAAATTTGGATGGAGAGAGGTTAGGTGTGAAATATGACAAAATGCACATGGCAACAGCGGAAGCCTACGCAAATGAATCTCATTGCCCCCGCACACATGTGGGCTGTGCTCTCGTACTGGCGTCAGGAGTCGTGTCGGGTGGATTCAACGGGCATGCAAGTGGTGGGCCTAATGAATGGGAATTCTCACCTGACGGGAATCCCGAGGTTGTACATGCCGAACTTAATTCGTTGGGGAAATGCCTGGAGCAGGGACTATCAACCAAAGGGGCGACAATGTATGTTACTCTCTCAC